CCTCCCCCCATTCCTGCAAGACCCATCTTCGACAGCATAGATTGAATATTTCCCATACCCGGCATATTTTTCATTTTATTCATAATTTCTGTAGCTTCCGCAATTAATTCAGTTTCTTTTAAATCACCCGACTTTATTTTAGAGTCTAATTTATTACCAACATTTTTAACAAGCCCCATTAACTTTGTTGGATTTTTTATCAAATTTTGAAAGACATCTTTCATGTCGGTTGTATTTTCAAAATCCATATTCAAATCCGCAGCAGTTTCTTCGGCTATTTCGCGAGCTAATTTGCCGAGTTTTCCGTCTAACATCCCTGTAATATGATCATGAATCTTGTCTGGATCTGGTATATTTTCCATATTAATACCCTTACCTAAATTTTCTTCAAAATTATCACCTAAACCAAAATTATCACCTAAACCAAAATTATCACCTAAACCAAAATTACCACTAGCATCAAATAAGTTTTGCATTTGTGATAGTGTCTCCTCTAATTTACTTTTAAATTCGTCTGCATTAATAGCTTCAAAAAGTTTTGCAGTATCTCCAAAAGCATCTTTATTTTCAAGTGATCCAACAATAGAGAACAAAATGAGTTGAAGATATTTCCATATTGTTTCACGAGTTTTTACTGAAATATCATATTGCCATAAGTTTTTGAAATGAATTGTAGGTAAAAACTCTGTATCTATATCAGATTCTTCTTTAAAAATCTCATCATTTTGATACAAAATATCAAAAAATCGCGGGGGTATTTTTTTTTCGCAAAATTCAAATAATGTTTTTATTGAGTTAGTTTCTGATTTTTCATACGCTTCATTACGTTCAGTTTCATCAGTAATATAATTAAAAAATTCTCTACTTTTCCACCATTTATCAACAAGTGGACTATATTCTGGAAAAGTTGATTTTAAATCACTTATAAAGTCTTTAACTACCTTGTTGAACTCATCAGGAACAGGTTTTACTGATTTTTTTTCTGTCATTATTATTTAATATAATTTTTATTTATTTAAATCAAACTAGTTGGAATATATATTTTATAATTATACAAAATATATATTAATTAAATTATCACGAATTCAAATTTTATAATTTAAATTGTAATTAGATCAGAAAGCTTAGTAAAATTTTGAATATATTTCAACGTTTTTGCTTGATTCTCTTGATTCATTTTTTTAACTGGATCTCTTAATCTATCAATAGATTCAGTAATTTTATCTGAATAAGGTAAAATTGAAACATCATTTTTATAATCTTTGTTAACAAAAAAATCTAAATTTCCAGATTCAATCTCTTCTCTATATTTAGAAACAACATATAATTTCCAAATTTTTACAATCAACTTGGGATTTGCCTTTCTAGCTGCTAAAAATGAATTTTTTGCAGTCAAAATATCAGTATCATCGGGAAAAACTCTATATATATCATTTACAAATTCTTCAAAATGATCATTAAATGCTTTTAAAATATTGGTTGTCATTTTATTTTATTACTATTTTTATTTTTAAATACATTTCACAAAATATTAATATATTATCCACCTTTCCTACTTTTTTACACCTTTTCTCATTTAAAACGCACATTTTAAATGAGTATCTTATAAATATTTTTTCTTGATTTTTCGTGTCTTGTTTTTCCGTTTATATTTACCTCGTGCAGTTCCTGAATCTTTAATTTCTTCTATTAAATCATATATAAATATATCTGGTTCTCCAATATATATCAATGGCCCTGTTCATTTTTTCAAAAGGTGAAATTATACCTTGTATGCTACGTCATTAAAAATAATTCTAATAGAATTAACCAAAAGTTTCTGATAACTTAAAGACATGTATATTTTTACTTTATCATTAGAACCATACGAATATTGTTTAATTTTACCGCTTGTTTCCACAATAGGAGTACCTAAAATATAAAATTGATCAACATTAGATCCTAAAGCAATATTGGTAGCACATAAATCCCATAAATATAAAGGACTATTTTCTGTTACAAGAGTTGTTGCAACAAGAGAAATAAAATAATCACAAAGGTTTTTTACCCATGGATTTTCGCTATAATATAAAAATGGTTCAGCAATAGCTTTCAATTCAACAACTGTAGAAGGAACTAAATTAGCATAGTTAGTGCAATCTAAAGGAACTATATTAACATCTACATCATCTTGTACAGATAAAGCAATTCTTTGTAATGCATTTGGATTCATAAAAGCATTGTATTCTCCATTGTATTCAGCATAAGGGTTAGGTAAAGTAATATCAGCGTAATCACTATCCTCTTTTGGAGTATTTCCTGGAACCAAATAATTTGATGCCATACAATAAATACTAGAAATTTTTGCACTCAAAAATGGAAATTTATCTAGTGCAATACCTAAACTAGTTGGTGCACCAGTAGTTAAACATAAAATAGATTTATCAGTATACCTGGAAATTTCATCAAATAATATGTTAACACTTGATGCTCCTGTTTTTATAACTTCTCCAGTAAAATCATTTCTATCATAATTAAAATTAGGTAATGTAATATCATATGCTTTTTTAAGCTCAGATATAAAACTATTTGTCCATACTTTTGGAAATAATCTATTTTTTAAAAAATCAGGTCTAGGTAATCCAGCATATAAATTAAATTTAATTGGAAAACCATTATCTTGTTTATCTAAATTAGTTGCAACTTGGATTTTATTTAACCATTCCTTGGTAAGTAATAAACCATCTTGTATATCTACTACAAAACCAGTATCAACAACTACACCAATAACATCAATTATTCCATGGTAGTGCTGCGCGGCAATGATACAGAGACTGTAATAGTCATCTTTATCAGCGTCTAAAAAGAACAAAACTTTTTGAGGAGCCATTATAAAATAAAGTGTGATAAAAAATTATCCAAAAAAATAACGCAAATATTTTTCTTAATTTGGCTAAAATGTATCTAAAATTTGGCTCCACCTTTCTTAAAGGTGGAAAAGGTGGATTTAAGCCAACGGAGGTCTATTTCCTGACATTTTTCTCATATCTGCATCTCTCTCTTCTTGCATTTTTTTGATTCGGTTTTCCATTTCTTGGTTACTATCATTTTCAGGCATTTTTTTTTGACCACGGATTGTTGTATTAAATTCTTCTTCGTTCCCCTGTTGACTTACTTGACCGCTAAATGCTGTGTTTAAATCTACATAATTATGCATTTGTCTCATTCCACCATTTCCCTTAGCTTCTAAATCTTCTGGATTCTGATCCAAAAAACTATATTGATCGGATACTATATTGTTAAATCCGCCACCAAAAGAAAATGCCATTGGTTCCATATTGTTTTGAGTTGCCTGTTTTACTTCAACCTGTTGTTGTGGTTTTAAATGTTGTAAAATTTGTTCACCATATAATACTTGATATCCTTGTGTTAACAATAATAATGCTGGAACACGTGTTACGTTTTCTGGTAAAATAATTTTTTGTCCATTTTCTAAAACAATATATGTTTTGTTATTTGAATCCTTCACTCTTTTGTCAATACAAATAAAATGAATATCTTTTTGTACATTTGATTTTGATAACATTTGCAAATATTTTTTAGAAACTTCACAATATTTACTATAGTATAAAATGCAACTCATATAATATAGTAAAGTTAATGAATTTTATATTTTTAACTAATCCACCTTTTAAAAAAGGTGGAGCCAAATCCACCCTTTAAGAAAGGTAGAGCCAAATCTACCTTTAAGAAAGGTAGAGCCAAATGTAAAATACATTTATAAAAAATTATTTACCTAAATAATAAAAAATAATGAATCTCAAATGTAAGGTTTGGGCTCCACCCTTTTTAAAAGGTGGAAAAAATTGATTTAATTTAACAATTTAAATATAAAATTACAATATATATAATGGATCCACGAATTGAATTAATTGATACTAATGATGATTCTATAGGTTTTACACTTAGTGGAGTAAATGTTAGCTTGGCAAATGCACTAAGAAGAACTTTGTTATCTGATATACCTATGGTAGTGTTTAGAACTAGTCCAAATGAGCAAAACAAATGCAATATTATTACAAATACGAGCAGGCTAAATAATGAAATAATCAAACAACGACTTAGTTGTATTCCTATCCATATAAAAAATGTGGATGACTTTCCTATTAAAAACTATATTATAGAAGTAAATGTAGAAAATAATACAGATAATATTATGTATATTACTACAGAAAATTTTACAATCAAAGATTTAATTTCAGGAAATGTTTTACCTCAAGATAAGATTAGAGAAGTTTTCCCGGCAGATGATGCTACTGGTTATTTTATTGATTTTGTAAGGTTACGACCTAGAATATCAGATGAAATACCAGGTGAGAAATTACATTTAACATGTGAATTTGATATTGGTTTAGCTAGTGAAGATGGTATGTTTAATGCGGTTTCTACATGCTCATATGGGTTTACAATTGATTCTGCATTGCAAGAGGCTGAACTAGCAAAAAAACTGCAGACATGGAAAGATGAGGGTAAAGATGAAAAACAATTAAATTTTGAAGCTGAAAATTGGAAACTTCTTGAAGGTAAGCGAATTTTCAAAAAAGATTCATTTGATTTTGTAGTACAAACTGTTGGTGTGTATACAAATGAAGAACTTTTGAACGCGGCTTGTAAAATTATTATTCAGAGACTTAGTGATCTAGATACAATTATTGAAAAAGATGAATTAGAAATTAATAATTCTGAAAATACATTAGCAAATAGTTTTGATATTATATTAGAAAATGAAGATTATACAATTGGTAAAATTATAGAATATTATTTATATACAAAGTTTTATGATACGAATATTTTGACATTTTGTGGTTTTAAAAAGATACATCCACACGATTCACGTAGTATTATACGTATTGCTTATACTGAGCCAGTAGAAAAATCTACCATAAAAGGCAATTTAAAAGAATGTATTGCTGATTTAATAGAAGTTTATATGAAAATAAAGAAAGACTTCCTATCCACCTTTAGAAAAGGTGGAGTCAAATAGACACTAATTAGAAAAAAATACGAGAAAGTAGAAACAAATAGAAATTTTTTTTGCTCCACTTTTTTAAAAGTGGATAAAGTAGAA